CGTCCCGCCGATCACCAAGTTCGTGCCGCTGGCCGTGCTCGCGTCGCCGCCAGTGTTCCCGCTGATCGTCTGGAAGAAGTTGTGCGCGCTGTTCCAGTCGCCCGGGCGGACAAGATTCGTCGCCGCCGCCGTTTCAGTTGCCCCGGCGGAATTGAAGACCGTCACCGTTCCGGTGAAGTCTCCAATCGTGTTGGACTTGACGTGCGAGACGGCCATAGCTTCAGGTCAGGGTGAAGATGCCGGCGGCGTTGAACTGAACCGTCAGCGTGTTGCCCGTCGTCACCGTGAACTGCGAGGTGCTCAGACGCGACCAGCACAGGGCTTTGCCCGCGCTCACACCGATGACGCCGTACTTCACGTTGGTGAGCGGGCCGCCGGTGGCGGTCCACACGAGGTCGTCGGCGTCGAACTTGTACTGCTTGGCCGACGCGCCGACCGTCCACACCATGCTGGCCAGCGCCAGGCCGTTGGCGACGTAGCCGCCCGAGGTGCCGATCTCGTTGTTGATCGAGGCGAAGGTCGACAGCGTGAAGGTCGAAGCGTTCGATGCGCTCGTGGTGAGCTTCATCTTGAACGCAGCCGAGCCCAGCACGATCGTGCCGTTGCCGATGTACTTCTTGGCCTCGTTGTAGAACTGGAACGCGGTCGCAGCCATGCGATTACTCCTTCTGCGCGAGCTCCGCGCCGTACTGGATCATGTGGGCGATGAGCCCCTTGCCGTAGACAGCGAGTTCGACCTCGTCGCCCAGGAACCTCACCAGGTCGCGGAACTCCGCAGCCTGCGACATCATCCACGGCGTGCAGTCGAAGACCTTGCCGCCGCAGGTCACGGGCACCGTGATCTCGCCGTCGTTCTCGGCCTGCGCGTACGCGTGGTGCGCCTCGGGCAACACGCACGAGTCGAAGCCGAAGATGTGGACCTTGGCGAAGCCCAGCATGCGCAGCAACGGGATCGCGCGCAACACCACCGTGCTGCCACCGGGTATCGGGAAGAAGTGCCCCGTCTTCTCGCGGATCAGCGCCTCGTTGGTCTCCGACACGCCCGAGTGCCACAGCCACGTGCGATCGCGCGGCAGACCGGCCAACGTGCCGGGGTGGCACTGCGACGCCATCATGTACTTGCACGTCGAGTGCGCGCGGCGCACGAAGCGCGAGTTGAACTCCCGCGCGTCGAGCATGATCTGCAGACTGGGCACGAGCCCGTGGTCGAGCGCCCACTCGTAGGCACCGTTGACAGTGACCAGCGCGGCGCCCGCGGCGCGCATCTCGAAGACCTCGCGCACGTGGTCGTTGAGCGAGGGGCCGCCGGCGAGCAGCACCACCTCGCGATCCTGCTTGTCGTGCGGCTGAGCGTGCGCCCAGCCGTCGAGCACGTTCTGGCGCACGTGGGCGTCGGCCACCGTCTCGCCGACGTTGACCTTGCCCATGGAGATGATCTCCTTGGCCTCGCCCCAGGCCGAGCAGTAGACCATCACCGTCTGCTCGTCCGACGCGGTCCAGTGCACGACGGCACCGAGCCCCGTCAACTGCTGGATCCACCACGCGGGCGGCTGCACGGTCAGGTGCAGCGGCTCGCCGATGAGGGCGCCCAGTTCGTCGGGCACGCACGCGATCTGGAAGAAGACGTGCTCGGCAGCCAGCAGGATGTTGCGCAGCACCTTCAGCACGTCCTCGGGCGGGATGTGCTCCATCACGTCGGTGCAGTAGCCGTAGGCGGCCTTGTGCGGGATCGGGCGCGTGAGGTCGCACACCGCGAAGGTGAGCCGGCCGTTCTGCGTCTCCAAGGCCTGCCGCACCTCGGGGTCCAGGCAGTTGTCGGCGAAGTCGAGCATCTTCACCTTCGCGCCGCCCAGGGCCGCGATCATCATGGCGCCGCGCCCGGTGCCGCAGCCGAAGTCGAGCACCTCGACGTCGTGCCGCAAGCGGGCCTGCGTCAGGAACGCGGTGGCCGCGATCTCGCCCGGCGCCACGCGCCGGTACTCGGGCCGGTCCCACATCCGTCGGTACTTCTCGCGTTCCGGGTTCGTGGGCTTGATGAGCACGGTTGGTGGCATGCCGCCGAAACCGAGCTTTGCGGGCGCGTTCATTCCAGTTCACCTCCAACAAGGTCGCCCTTGTCGTCGTATTCGTACTTGAGCCGCTTGGGCGCGTTCTTCTTCATGAAGTCGGCCGTCGATTGCATGGTCTTCTCGATGGTCTGCCGGATGATGTCGGTGACCATCTCTTCCTTCTTGGACGCGCTCTCGCGCGCACCGATCGCCTCTTCCTTCTCCATGTCGAGTTGGTGCTCGAGGCGCATCTTGTTGACTTCGGCCTCTTGCGCGGCCGCAAGCTGCGCCTCCTGCGAGGCGGCCTGCTGCTGCAGCATCTCCTCGATCTCCTCGTCGGTGGGCACCACCTCGTCGACGGGGAGCTCGAGCGACTCGGCCGTGGCGCGCAGCAGCGCCGCGCGCTGCTTGACGCCGACGACCTGGCTGTCGATCGGGTTGGCGGTCATCGCCAGGAACTGCGTGCGCCGCTGCTGCGCGCTCTCGCGGATCAGGATCGCCGCGGCGCCGCGCGGCACGACGATGTTGTCGCCCTTGATGCTGTCGTCGGGGTTGTACAGCATCTCGTTGATGAACGTGTCGTAGATCGTCGGGGCGATCACGTGCATGTCGATGCTGCCGATCGCGCGGCGCAGACCCTTGGCCGCCGAGTTCATCAGCATGCTCAGGCCGCCCATCGTGTTGCCGGCCCCACCGACCTTCTCGTTGCCGTACGTGTACCGCGGGATGCCGGTGGCGTCATCCGCCTTGGTCTCCCACTGGTCGTAGATGTTCATGAGGTGCGCGGCCCGGTCGTCGGGCTGGAAGAAGCCGATGCCGGGGTTGACCCCCTGCGTCGGGTCGCTCTTCAGTTGCCACACCTTCCACGGGAAGAGTTCGAGCGACTGCTCGCCGTCAGCGAGCCGATCGACGTGCACCCACGCCTGCGGGCCACTGGCGATGCTCATGTTGTCGGCCATCGCGCACGCGATGGCGTTGCACATTTTCTGGCTCGTGCTTGCGAGGTCGGGGATGCTGCGGCCCCAGAAGGCGCCGGGGATCTCGTCGTAGCAGGCCTTGCGGTACGGGCGCGCGCCCAGCGGGTTCGTGTTCAGTGCCGCGTACAGCACGTAGCGGCCGCAGATGAGGATGTTGCACTCGTACTCTTTGGTCTCTTCGAGGTCGGGCACCCCGTAGGACATGAGCTTCCATCCGGGCACGCTGCCCCAGTAGTTGAGCGCGTCGATCACCCCGGGTGGCGACAGCCACAGGTACCGGGTCTCGTTCTCCAGGCGCTGACGCTCCGACTCGGTCCACAACCACCCTTCGAGGTGACCGTTCGAGTAGTCGCGCAGGGCCTGGTCGATCTCCGCGTCCTGGTACCCCGGAAGTCCCTTCAAAGCGTGAAGTTCTTCACGCCGAAAGCGCACGCGCTCGATGAAGTCCCCCTGTTGGGGGGACTTGGATGAGGGGGCTGGGTAGGCGTCGAAGGGGGAGACACGGTCCCACGTCTGCACCGGGTTGTCGCCGACCTTCGGCTTCCAACCCTCGCCCCACTTCAGCGCCTTGCGCCGGCGGTAGATCGGCCCCTTGAGGATGGCGGCCGGGTACGTGACGAAGTCCTCGATGAAGCCGTCGATCGCCTCCTGGAACCCGCCCTCGGCGAGCCGGTCGGCGATCTGCCGCTCCATCTTCTTGGCGCGCTTCGTGGCCTCCTTCTGGTAGACCTTCTCCGCGTCCTCACGCATCTTCTCGCCGATCTGCACGGCGAGGTCGTGGAACTCCTCGCGGCCCATCGGCACGGCGCCCGGCGACGGGATGCCGCCCGAGCCCATCGCGCCACCCGGGCCGGCGCCTGCGGGGCCCTGGCCACCCGGCGCAACTTCCTGGGCAACCTGCTGGGCCTGCGTCATGACCCCGATGGCCTTCTGCAGTGCCTTGGTGGCGATGGCCTTCTTCATCGGCATCGGCAGGTCGGGGATCGGTGTGGTGTCCAGGCCCCACGGCTGGTCGCCGACGGGCAGGATCACCTCGCGGATCCACGCGCTACCGGCGCGACACTTCGTCTCGGTCAGGTCGGCCCAGACGATGTTCAGGCCACCGTTGTTCTGCATCTGCGTCAGCTGCGCCGCGCTGTACACGCCGCGCCGCGCCCGCAGGCAGGCGAGCAGCTTCAGGTCGATGGCGTTCATCTTGGCCAGCTTGTTGCGGCCCCATGCGGCGCGCACGTGCCCGGCCAGTGCTGTCCAGGTGTCCTCCTCGAGCAGCGTCGGCTCGGGAGGCTTCTCAGGCTCGCGGTTGATGAGCTCCTGCAAGCCGAGGCGGCGCACCAGCGGCCGCGCCTGCGGCCCCATGGAGACCGCGGGCGCAGATCCTTGGCGGGCGGATTGCGCTGGGAGCATCTTGGGGCGCGATTATGCACGCCCGGCGAGGTAATGAAAGGAAGCCCGCCGCGACTTGCGTCAGGGCGGGCTTGAAAGGCGTCGTTGGGACACACGCCAGGAGGAGATGAGCAAGAACGGGGCCGTTGGGAGGCCCACCATCACGGCAACCGCGCTGGCGCTGCCAGTGTAGCAGCGCGGCGGCTCAGGTCAACGACTCCACACCACCGTGCGCCGTTGCACGGGACGCACCTTTGCCAGCACGACCTTTCGGTCGATGAGGTCGGGCACGAAGGACAAGGCCAGGCTGTCGGCGCGGTCGGGGGACCGCTTGCCCTCGCGCTTCAGGTCCTTCTTGCTCTGCAACTGGATGCGGAACCGCGCGTCGTAGCCGTAGTCCAGCGACGTCAGGTCGTCGGACAGCTGGTCGTCGTCGGGGATCTGGCCGTGCTCAAGGAAGTCGCGCATGCGCCCCCAGCACTCGCTGCGCTGGTTGAAGTACTGCTTGTCGTCCTTGGCCGGCTGGCCCCACTGCACGGCGATCAGGTGTGGGAGGCCCGGCATGCGGCGCAGCGCGCTGTCCAGGTCCGCGCCGTTGCCGATCGCGTCGTACGCGATGCACATGATCGCTCCCGGCTCGACGGGCGTGTTCTCCAGGCGACCCTGCTGGCGCACCACCTCGAAGATCCGCGCGGCCAGATCCGGCCCGTCGAAGCCCGACAGGGCCATCTGCCAGTACACCCGGTAGCCCTGGCGCAGCGTGATGAC